TCACTGGCCGTCCTCGTCGGCCTTGACAGACGTGAGCTGGCTCACGCCGATGAGCGCGCCGACGAACAAACCGATCGCGTTGATGGTCGTAACGAGTTCGCCGCAGTGCGGCAGTCCCCATTGCGGGCCGACCGCTCCGACGAGCCATGCGACGGCCGGCAAAGCGATCAACGCGAGCCACTTGAGTATGTCGTATACCCTGCCCGGCAGCAGGTAATCGGATTGCGGGCTATTGGATTCATCCATTTTTCACCTCTTTAAACATTGCGGCAACCGTCTCCACAACGCTTAAAGTCGTGGAGACGGGAGTTTCAGCGCAGGTACTGTCCGGGATAGATAACGTATGGGCTGCGGATGCCATTGCGTGCGGCAGCCGACTGCCAGCCGGAGCCGTAGATGCTCCAAAGGCTTTCGCCGGAACGGACCACATGGCCTCCGACCCCGCTCGAAGCGGTGGACACGGACGTGCCGCCATAGGTGACGATCTGTCCCGGATAAATCCTGTTGATGTCACCGCTCGGCACACGCCAGGCGGACACCGGCTGGAGTCCGGTCCTCGCGGCGATAGCACTCATGGTGTCACCGGAACGGACCACGACGCTACGCGAACCCGTGGCGGCCGTTCCGCCGGAACCTCCGCCGAGGCGACTGTTGACGATCTGCATGACCGCCGCGTAATTGCCACCCAACGCCTGCCTGCGGGCCGGATCATTGCCGAAATCGCCGCGGATGGTGCGCGTGGCCAAAGCGTTCAGGTCGACCGCCGGAGCGGTCGTGGGCTGAGGTTTCGGCTTGACACTCGGCAGATCCGCCGCGCCCTTGTCGTCAGGGTTCGCGTACTTGCGCCATGCCGTGCGGTCGCCGCGGAACTTGTTCAGGTCGAGGCGTCCTGACCAGCCGCTGAGACTGCCGTTGGACGTGTACTGCCTCATCACCTCGCCGCGCGCTCCGATGTTCCACGGGGCGGTCTGGTAGCCGGTGACGAGGTTCGTCGCGTACTGTGCGATCCAGATGCCGCAGTTCAGTTCGGTCTCCATGCCGGCGACCTGCCAGTAGCCGGAGTCCATCGTGTAGATGATGGGGTTCACGCCCGTCAGTCGCTTGACCTCGCGGGCCCACCTGCGTGGCCACTGCTTGTCGCCCCAGGCGGCGTTGTCCTGCGCCTCCCAGTCGAGGATCAGGACGCTCTTGTGCACGTATCCGCGCACATTGTCGACGAAGAACCGGGCTTCGGTCTCCGGGTTGCCTCCGCGCGCGTAATGGTAGATGCCGGTCTCCTTACCACTGTTGATGGCTCCGGCGAGTTGTCGGTTCGCGTCGGTGTTGACGCCGTTGGACAGGCAACCACCGTACACGCCGCCGGATCCCCATGTGGTGCCGACGATGACGAAATCTGCCGGCACGGTCGCGGTGTCGATGCCGCACTGCCAGTTCGAGATGTCGTATCCGTTCATATCGGCCATCGCGGCCGGCGCGACCGCCATGGATATGGCGACCGCGAGCGCGGTCAGTAGCTTGCGCCATTGTCGGCGTGGATTCATGCGCTTGTGTTTCGGCTTGCCTTTGTTGAGGATGTTCAATTCCTCTCCTTTCCTTTGTCCGTACCGTCCGCCTTGTACGGACGGTGTGGAAATCTTTTGAATCTTTCAATCTGTGTTCGCGATATGCGCGTCACGTATGTCTTGGATCATCGAGGTTCCGGTTCCATTGCCGCCCAGACCGTGGTAAGCGGCATATATTCGTTCCGCGCTTTGCTTCAACGGAATGCTCGCAACACCACCTGCATCGACCATCTGACGGTGCAGAGCCTCGAGTTTGCAGAACAACAGTTCCCTGACGCCCTCATGCAGTGGATCGTGACGTTGGTCGACCTTGCTCAGAATCCAGGTGACGAACACGCCGCTGCCTCCGCTGCCGATGATGGCGATAACGATTGCGACGATGGTTTCCTGGCTCATTGGGAATCCTTCCGAAAGGAAAATCCCACACGTGGCTACCGTTGGAAGCCGCGATAACCACGTGTGGGATTTTGGAGGTTGAAATGTTGTTGGGAACGTTTGTGAATGAGGTCTGGTGGCCCTCCTGCGGGAAGCTCCGCGAGTGCACGAGGGTGGGCTACGAGTCGGCCTACCGCTGCCACATCCAGCCGAAATGGGCTGACGTCGACATGGAGTCGATCACCGCGAACGACATCGAGGAGTGGCTCGGCTCGTTCAATCAGGCCGGCGCCGCGCGCAAGGCGTGGGCCGTGCTGCGGGCGATACTCCGACTCGCCTATCGCAAGGGAGTCACCGACAATGACGTGACACGTCGTGAAATCAGACTGCCGCACCTGCGGCGGTATGAGCCGCGCGTGCTCGACGCCAGACAGGTAAGACGGCTGCTCAAAGACTTCTACGGTCACGCGTTGGAAGCCTGGTTATTGGTCTCCGTCTGCGCGGGACTGCGCCGATGCGAGTCCGTCGGCATTGAATGGGCCGACTTGGATTTACGCCGGGGAACCGTGACCGTCAAAAGGTCAGTGCAATGGGTCGCTGGACATGAAACGGTCACCGACCCGAAGACCGACCAGAGCCGACGGACGGTCGCACTACCACGGTTCGCAGTCAAACGGCTCGCGCAATTGCGCCACGGCAGAACCGGCAGGCTGGTCGGCGATCTGAACGCCAACCAGGTGGCAGCTCATTACACGTCATGGTGCCAACGCATGAAACTCCCCTGCGTGCCGCCAAGGAACCTCAGGCACACCTTCGGCACTCTGGCAATCGCTGCGGGAGCCGATATCTCAGTGGTCGCACGACAACTCGGTCACAGCGACATCAAGACAACCGCCCGCTACTATCTCCGCCCCGATTTGTCCGTGCTGAGAAGTCTGCAGCGGGCATGGGAAAGACTCATCATCGGAGCCGCGTAGCTTTCCGTAACCCTCACCAGATCGAACCAGAATTGGGACGTGAGTTATCGCACCGCGTTTGTCGGCGAGATGTTGATCGTCGCGTTTCATGCCATCCGGCTCAACACGAGCTGGAATGCCGCGAAGGATTGGGAGGTGTCCCAGCTTTTCACGCTTCCGGCTGGATTGGAGGCCGCGTTCGAGGTGCATTGCGCCGCGGTGTCCAATTCGAGCGTGGGGCTTCATGGTGTCGAGGTGCAGACCGCTGGCAACGAGATCGCCCTTCGCTCGTCCGCGAAGATGACGATCGGCAAAGGCGGTTGGGTCGAGGGTTGCATCACGGTGCCGCTCTGACCATCGATTAGACGACCGGGTAGCAGAGCGAGCCGACGCAACCCTAATTGCTGCCAGCTCCCATGTTCGCACATCGTATGATGTGAACATTCCCGCAAACACATGGCATGCCGGCAGCGTATCGTTTCCAGTTGCGACGGTTTAGGCAACGATATAGGTCATCGTCGTGGCGAAAAAGTCACCGTTCTGACTGCCGCCGCGATTGTTGTAGGTGAACGTCCCATCCGTTTTCAGCAGGAACTCTCGTTGGCTTTCTCCATCACGGCCGCTCCACGTTCCACGCACGTCTGCCACAGGACGCCACCCTTCCGGGATTATGCCAAAATTACCGGTACCCCATGATGCAGTGTTAGCGCTCTTCCAAGTCACGTTGATTTGAGCGACATTGCCGGTCTTAACGCCAGTTACCGTGCCATACTGGCTGGTGATAAGCGTCTGGGTTACGGAATCCCACAGCTTCGACACGGGAGGCAGCTGTTTGATGAGCATGACCGGCGTGCCGGGCGTGATCCCCCTTATCGGGATGCGGGCGATCGGAATCCATACGGTGCCGGAATTGTTCAGGATACTACCCGACGGTACCGTGGGGTCAGCCGCCGTGCCACTGGTGGCGGTGCCCTTCAGCACCGCGAGCGCGATCGTTTCGATGTTGTTCGAGTCTCGTGTGTATTTCACGCAGATTAGGTCGTTGCGGTTCCGTCCTGTGATTCCGCTTTCGATGGTGACGGTTTCCGCCGCGGTGACGCGTGCGTATCGTCCTTCGATCACAAGGTTGAGGACCGGGATGAGCGCTTTGTTTGCTGACTGCATGGTCACGGCGGGGAATTTGCCGTCGCTGCCTTGCAGCAGGTAGTTGCCGTTTCCGACCAGTCCGGCCTGCATGGCTCCTTGGTCGCTGGATGTGATGTGCGGAGCGCCGGCCTTGCCGGTGATGAGATTCATGGTCATGGTCATTCCTTCCTATCTGTTGTGTTGTTGAGGTATGCGGCGTAGGCGGCGTCCTGCGTGGCTGCCAGCGCTTTGAACGTCTGCCAGCATGCGGTACAGACGAGCGCGCCCTGTGCGACTCCGTCGACGGTGGTGTGGGTGATGTCGTGCCAGTCGCTGGAGGTGCGTGGGTCACCGTCGGCGAGGTATGCGGAGGCGTGGCATCGGTCGCAGGTGTATCTGGTGATGTTCGTGGTTCGTGCCATTGATGTTCCTTTCTCTTTCAGGCTGTGCGCTGGTAGATGTGTCCCGGAAGGATGGTGTTGCATTCCTTCCAAGTGCCGCCGTAGGTTGTTCCCGGATTGGCCGTGGAAGTGGTCCAGTAAAGGGAGCCCACGGGGTGGGCGGCGATGAATGCCTGGCTCACGCTCATGCCGTTGTCTCCCTTGTCACCCTTCGGCCCTTTGTGCACGACGTAGCTACCGACGCCTTTGACAGTCACATCGCTACCGTTGATGGCGGTGACCTGCCAGAACCCAAGTTCAAGACCATCTGCGGCTGGATATTGGTCAAAAATGGTGTCTCCGACCTGCAGGTTTCCATTTGGCTGAATACCAGATAGGGCAATTTTTCTCACTTCTCCGCCCGCACCCGAACCGTTGATGTTGCCATTGAATTTCCGTAGGCTCAGTCCTCGTGGCCCAGTGGCTCCCGTTGGACCCTTCGCCCCGGTGGCGCCGGTCGCTCCGGTGGCCCCGGTCGGGCCTTGCGGTCCTTGCACTCCCTGCTTGCCTTGCGGTCCGGTGTCGCCTTTGGGGCCTTTGACGTTGCCGAGCAGAATCTTCGTCATATGCGCTCCTTACTTTCCGTCATTGATCATGTAGTACAGGTCGCCCGTCGCCGGATCGTAGGAGACGGGAGCCGCCGACGCGGTGGTCGTATCCGCGGACACGGCGTACAGGTCTCCGTTCGGGTCGACCTGCAGTGTGAAGAATCCGGAAGTTGGCGCCGTCACGCCGCTGGCACCCTGCGGTCCTGTCGGTCCCTGTGGGCCCTGCAGTCCCTGCGCACCTTGTATTCCCTGCTTGCCTTGCGGCCCGGTGGGGCCTGTTGCTCCGGTAGGTCCGGCAGGACCAGTCGGACCTACCGAGCCAGTGGGACCGGTGGGGCCTACTTCTCCGGCGGGTCCGACATCGCCTTTATCACCCTTGTCACCTTTCAGCCCTTCAGGACCTTGCGGGCCGGTAGGGCCGGCAGCTCCAGTGGCTCCTTTAGGCCCGGTCTCGCCGGTATCGCCCTTCACGCCTTGTGGGCCGACGTCACCTTTTGGACCTTGCGGTCCGGCAGGGCCTTGCGTTCCGATGATGGATTGACGGGAAATCGTCTTTCCCGTGAATAGGCTGCCGGACTGTGAAACGCACTGCCAGACGATGCTGGATTTTCCGCCACCTGACAATGCGGTCGAATATTCGTTGGCGAGTGGTGTTCGGTTCAACCATTCGCTCACGTTCCCCGTGAAAGTGGATCCCACCGGATATTCGCCGACGAGGGATTTCTTCATCACGAGCGCCGGAAGGCCGACGTCGCCTTTAGCTCCCTGAACGCCCTGCGCTCCTTGCTTGCCTTGCGGGCCGGTGGTCCCGGTATCGCCCTTGTCGCCTTTGGGTCCTTTGATGTTGCCGATCAATAGTCGCGTCATGTGTCACCTTTCCGGGATGTCCACGTACAGGTTCCCGCTCTCGGAGTTCCAGACGAACGAGGGTGGGTTCGTGTTGTCCGGATAGTTCACGTACAGGTCGCCGTCGCCTTCCATGCTGAGCGTGAAGAAGCCGTTCGAGGGGGCGGATACGCCGCTGTCGCCCTTGTCACCCTTCTCCCCTTGCGGGCCCTGGATGCCTTGGGAACCTTGGATGCCTTGTCTGCCCTGGGGGCCGGTCGCTCCCTGTGGACCCGTGGGACCCTGCGGACCTGTGGAACCCGTCGGGCCTTGCGGTCCCGCCGCGCCGATCGCACCGGCATCACCCTTATCGCCTTTCTCGCCGCGTATCCCCTGCAGTCCCTGCGGGCCTTCGGGACCGGCGACGCCTTGCGGCCCTCGCTCCCCGGTCGCTCCTTTCTCTCCCCGAGGACCGGTGGGTCCGGTCGCTCCGGTGGCCCCCTGTGGTCCTGTGTCGCCCTTGTCGCCCTTCTCCCCTTGCGGGCCCTGGTCGCCTTTCGGAAGCCCCAAATTCAAGGTTTTGTCGCTGCCGGCGCCCGTGAGCGACGCGCTGGCCTGCACGCCTGGTGCGAGCGTGTCCACCGAACCGATTCTCAGGCCGGTGAGATAGTCGCCCTTCGGCTGCTTGCCCGCCAACGCCGTATTAAGCGCACCGATGTCCTGTCTGGTCACGTCGGCGCTGAAGGTCCAATTATCAAGCTTGAGGCCGGCTCCCGCGTAGTAGGCGTGGCCACCATCCCCGATGGAGGATTCTCCGCTGTTGCCGCCGGCGCTGGCACCTCCGGATTCGTAGGTGACGGTGAGCACGCCTCCCGAAACCTTGACGATCTTCTTGGAGATCTCGGCCGTGACGACGAGGCCCGTGTTGTTGTCACGGCCCGTTACCAGGTCGCCGACGTCCGCGTCGATGCCGTCGGGAATGTCCACGTCGATGGTGCTGGTGTTCCGAAGTTCCTGGAATTTCTGCCTGCCCTTGTCCTCGAGCTCGTCGGCTTCGGCGTTGGACAACTCGTATGTGGCGGTGCGTTCATCAAGGCCTTTGAGGGTCTGCGTGTGGCTGAACGTGCCGTTCGCGTCGGCATACCAGTGGATGACGGTACGGTCCTTGAGTTCGCCCTTGCCCAGACAGATGAGATGGTTGATCGGGTGCGCCGCCTGTTTGGCGGTGAAGTCGATGAGGTCCGAGTCGATGCTGTCGCCGATCGTGCGGACGGGCATGGCGCTCATGGCCACCTTGTCGCCGTCATTACGCAACCGGAGTTTGAGTCCGCTTGCCCTGAGCATCTTGACCAGACCGCTGTACAGGTCCACGTACCGGTCGAACTGGCAGGTGGTCTTGTGGTCGGCGCTTTCGTCGGTGACGGCGAACAGGCCTTGCAATCCCGCACGGCTGACGAGCGTGCGCATGATGACGGGAATCGTGCCGGACAGGGTGAGGTAATCGGTGTTCCTGTCCGGTTCGATGATCTTCGAAGCGAGCACTCCATGCCAGTCGCGGCCATGCCATGTGACGGCGGACAGGCCTCCGTCCACGTCGACATCCGTGTCGTCGATGATGCCGCCGTACTCGGTGCCGTCGATCATGATGCGGCTCCCCGCCTTGAGCGCGGCGTCTTCGACCTGCAGGTCGAAGTCGTTCTCCCCGCTACCGAACGCGAGGTCGAGCGTGTATGAGGCGTGGCTCGCCACGGGTTTGCCTGTGGCGTCGGTGACGATCAGGTCCATGGCGGTTCGCTCCTTTCCTCGCAGACCGTCAAGTCGAATTGGAATCCTCCCGGCCAGCTGATCGGCTGTGTTCCGGGCGCGAGCGGTTGGAACACGTACCGGCCGGAATCCTTGCCCGACCCTCGCACGGCCTGCGCGAAGCAGTTTGTGGCGAGACCTGTGCCGCTGACCATGGTGACGGTCCTGACATCGCCGGTGCCGTCGATTTCCAGACGCGAGCCGGATGGCACGGTCACGTCGACCTCGTACCGGTTGGTTCCGATGATGACGTACGGGTTTGTGCACGGTCCGAATATCGTGAGCTTGACCGGCTGCGGGATGGACGTGTCGTTGACGATCTCGGCACCCAATGCCATGCCGGCGAAATCATGCGGATAATCATATGGATAGTCAAGGTCGGCGGTTCCGGAATCGTATCGCGGCGTGAAATGCGTCATGGTCGGACGGCGCCACACGCCATCGGCCAGCACGATGGTCAACTGCGTCTCGACCATCGTGGGCGTGATGGATTGCGGTTCGCTTTTCGTGATCCACGCTTTGGCTTCCCATTCGCCGTCGGCCACGAGCGTGCCCGGGTTCACGGATGCCATGTCGGCGTCCGCGAGGCGGCGCAGTAGGTCGAGCGTGGCTGGAGAATCATGGATCTTCACGGTGACTGTCGCCTCGCGTGCCTTGCGGGTGATGCCCGTCATGCCACGTGAGGCGAGGCTGTAGTCCCAGACGCGGGCGCGCAGTCCCGTGAGCGTCTCGCCGTACAGCGGCCCCTCGAAGCCGATGCGCTCACCTGTGGCCGCGCACACGTATTCAAGCGATTGCACTTCTCACCTTCCTTGCGAAGTCGCGGTCCCCTATCGTCGGCGTGTACCGGGCGATGATCGATCCGAGGTCGTCGTGCAACGATTCGACCGCCGTGATGAGTTCCCGCAGATCGCCGTCGCCGGCATTGGCGCCGGTGCCGGCCGTGACGTTCAGCCTGCCGGTCTTCGACCAGTCCGCGTCGGAGAGGCTCATCGTGGAGACGAGCGAATCCATGGAACGGCTGACCACATGCGCGGAATCGTCGATGCCCAATGCCATGCCACGTCCGACCATCACGCCGACCTCGTCGCGGAACACACGCGACGGGGAATGGATGCCCAAAGCGTTCTTGGCCTTGTCCACCAAGCCCGACAACGCGTTGGTGATGCTGGAATACAACGAGCCGACCATTCCTGTGATGCCGTTGATCAATCCCTGGATGATGTTGCGTCCCGCGCTGACGAGCCAGCTTCCCGCGCCGGACACCGCGCTCCGGACGGTTCCGCCGATCCCGCTCACGACGCTCCCGACACGGCCAACCATGTTGCTTACGGTGCCGACGATGCCGCCCCAGACGCTCGACACAATGCTTCCGACGCCATTCCACAACGCGGCCCACACGCTCCGGATTGTCGAGCATGCGGCGGATACCACTCCGCTGACCATGCCGATGCCGGCGGAGACGACGCCTTGGATGCCGCCCCACACTGCCGACACGATGCCCTGGATGGCCGACCACGCGGCGCTCCAGTTCCCGTTGACGACCGCGAGCGCCAGTTGGATGATGCCTTGGATGACGGCGAGTGCGGTGCTGATGACTGTGGCGATGATGGTCCATGCGCCTTGTACGACGGTGGATATGGTGTTCCATAGTCCGTTCCAGACCGTGCTGATGATGGTGGCGGCGGTTTGGAAGATGGTTTGGATGTTCTGTATTCCGGCTTGCAGGAGTGGTGTGATGGTGGTGATGAATGTTTGGATGCCGGTGATGATCGCGGTGAGCGCGGTCATGATGATGGGGCCGATCGTGTTCCAGACGTTTTGGAGGACGGTGGTGATGAGTGTCCATCCGGTTTGCCAGATTTGTTGGATTTGGCTCATGGTCTGGGTGATGAATATGGCGATGGCTTGCAGGATTGGCTGGCATGCGGTGCTGATCTGGTTCCAGATTCCCATGAACCATGTGGCGAAGCTGTTCCAGAGTCGTTTGCCCGTTTCGGTTTGGGTGAAGAACCATGTCAGCGCGCCGACGACCGCGCCGATGGCCACGACAAGCATGCCGATCGGATTCGCATCCAAGGCAGCGCTGAACGCCAATTGCACGGCGGTAGCAGCCTTGGTCACCGCGCTCCACGCCGATTGAGCTGCCTTGACAATATTGAACGAGCCGGCGAGTTGCTTCAGTGCTCCAGCCGCGCTTCCCGCGTCGGAGATCTTGCCAATCATGTCGAACGTGGCCGTAGCGGTCTTCTCCACACCGGAGGCAGTCGCGGAAATGGCCTTCAGTCCACCGGAAACTGTCTTCAGCCCGGCCGAGACGATATCCCAGCCTTTGACCGCGAGCAATGCAATGGTGATGGCTTTCAACGCGCCGGATACCAGTGCGCCGTTCTGCTGCGCCCACTGTCCGACCGACTGCAGCCAGCCTCCCACCGTCATGAGCACGCCGGTCAAAGTGTTCAACAGTCCGGCGAAGCTCTGCGCCGCGGAACTGGCGGTGCGCGCGCTGTCGTTGAAGCCGAAGGCCTGCGAGACCGCGGCCGCCAATCCGGAAACCAGCGAGCCCAATCCGGAGATGACGCCGGTCAGGCTTTCAAGGAACGGCTGCAACGCGCCCGTCTCGATGAACGTGTTGACGAACGTCTTCGCCCATCCCGCCGCGTTCGACAACGCCTGCGCGACCGAAGCGACCACTCCCGCGAGCGCGCCGGCGGTTGTGGAGAACATTGTGGCGGCTTTGCCGCCATTGTTGAGTCCGCCTATGAGTGATGTGATTGCGTTCCAGAGGCCAGTGAGTTGGCTTTTGAGGCTGGCCGTCGCCGAGGCGAGCATCTGGAAGCCGGGGATGTTGGAGATCGTGTCGCCAAGGTTTTTGAGTTTCGCCTGTGTGGCGGGTATCGCGTTCTCGAGACCTTGTTGGAGTGCCGCTCCGACTTTTTGCAGGGTTGGTGTGACGGCTGCGGTGAATGTGTCGATGAGTGGGATGGCTTGGTTGAACAGGCCGCGTAAGCCGTTGAGGACTGGTGTGGCGGCTGTTTCTCCGAGTCGGCTCAACGCGGCTTTCACGTTGGCCAGGGCGCCGGTGAATGTGGTGCCTGCGGATAGTGCGGCGCCGCCTAGGCCTTCCTGCATGGCGTCGGCGAAGGTTTGGAAGTCGATTTTGCCGTCCGAGACCATGTCGGACACTTCGGCGCTGGTCTTGTTCAGATGCTTGCCGAGCATTTGGAGGACTGGGATGCCGCTCGACATGAGCTGGAGCATGTCGTCGCCCTGGAGTTTGCCTCGCGCGGCGACCGATCCGAAGATCATGCCGATGTCGGTCAGGCTACGGCCGCTGATCTGCGCGGTGTCGGCGACGGTCTTGAGGACCTTGGTCAGGTCCCCGCCTTCCTTGACGCCGGAGGCGGACAGGCTGGCCGCGACGGTCGCGGCGTCACCCAATCCGAACGCGGTGCCCTTGACGGAGGCGAGCGCGTCGTTCATGATTTCGGTGACGCTCGCGCTGTCGTGGCCGAGGCCTTTGAGTTTGGCTTGCGCGTTCTCGATGTTGAGGGCGCGGGTGAAGCCGCCTTTGGCGGCCAATGCGGTGATGCCGCCGGCGAGGGTGGCGATCGCGCCTGTGCCGACCTTGCCGATTTTGCCGAATGCTCCGCCGATCTTCGAGATGAGGGTGCTGGAGCCTTTCCTGGAGGCTTTGCTGACGGCGTCGCCGATGTCGCCTTCGATGCTTTTGCCGAATCCTTTGCCGGATGGTTCGACGTGGACGTATGCGACGCCTATGTCCTGTGCTGCCATCGTGTTTCCTTATTCGTAGGTTGGGATTCCGATGGCGGTCGGAGTCAGAGGTCGTCGTTGATGTGGAAGTAGGCTTTGAGCCGTTCCCTGTCCTCGCGTTGACGGCGGGTGAGGTTGTGCGTCGGGGTTGGCGGGCGGAGCGGGTCGTGCTCGTGGTCGAACCATGGGCGTTTGCGTTGTCCGGACAGCGTCCAGACCGCCTGTTCGGCTCCGTCGGGCGCGTAGACGGCGTTCTGCAACGCCATCCACGAGTGACTCGTATGGTCTTTGAGGATTTCGCGGGTCAACGCCCAGGCGAGTCCCCAATCGACTCGTGGACGTTGGCCTTCAACCCATTCCCGGAAGCGTACGGGCCTGTAGATCTGCCCGTACGCTCGGATCCAGTCGTAGGCTAGTGCCGCGCGATTGTTGTTCCAGAGGTGGGCGAGGTAAACGCTTTTGGGTCCAGTCCGGATTCCTCGGCCCACGCCTTGATGGTCGCGGTGAGGTAGGCCATCGGACGTCTGGTCTTGCGCAGCACGTTCCAGAAGTTCGGCTGCATCGTCTGGAAATAGGCGAGGAACGTGCTCACGCAGGCCGTGATTTCCTCTTCGGACAATGCGGGCTTGCTCTTGACCAGGAGGATGGCCTGGACGAGTTCGATGGGCAGTTCCGCGTTGTTGAGGTTCGGCAAGTCGAGTTTGACGCCAGCGACCTCGAGGTGCACGTCGGGTTTGAGCTCCTCCGCGGCGGTCAGGTCCACGTCCACGACATGGTATTCTTTATCGCTCATGTTGGCTCCGTTCTAATGGTTGGCGGTTGAATGGGTGTCCCGTACGGCCGACCGCCATCGGCCGCACGGGAAGAATCAATGGGTCACTTGGCGTCTTCAGTGACGAGGCCCCATGCGTGGAACTGTTCGCCGTTGGTGCCCTTGAGCATCTTGAACGTCATGCTGAAGTTCATGATCTCGCTGGATTTCAGGCTCACGTCGTCACGGTCGCTCACCTTCGCGTTGGTGCCGTACAGGAGGAACGGACGGTCCTGCTGGTCGAGCGCGACCAGCACGAGGATCCACTCCTTCTTCAATCCGGCGCCCTTGATGCTGATGCCGCCGTCCGAATCGACGTCCACGTCGAAGTAGGCCGACACCACATCCTTGCGGCCCTCCATGGCGGCGAGCTGCAGGGTCCAGTAGCCCGGATCCGTGTCGGACAGCACAATGTCGCCGTTGTGGGCCTTGTAGTCGGTGCTGTCGCCCGGTTCCGGATGCAGTACGGCGCCGTCCTCCGTGGAGTAGCCGATCGGCTTCTTGCTTGCCGGCGGGGTCCAGGCCACTCCGGTCGGAGCCACGAACGTGCTGTCGCCCTTGGGGAACAGGAACAGCGCGTAGTTCTTGATCAGGCGCACGTTGCCTGCGGTGTTGCCGCTGGACACGTACCCGTAGTCGGTCGCGCCCCGCGCGGCGACGGTGGTTTTTTCGTTGTTGTCAGACATTCGTCTGCACCTTTCCGTTCTTCGCGTGTGGCGGCACGTTGTCTTTGGTTGTGTTTCAGTTGACGGTGACCTCGAGCAGGAGCACGCCGTACGCGCACACCAGCCTCTTGTCCTCGTCAGTCATGCGTACCGGCCCGGATTCGAGTGACGCGTCGATGAGCGGCGCGACGTTTCCGAGCCCGATGATCTCCCTCACGATGTCGGCCCACAGGCGTGCGGCCTTGTCCCAGTCGCCCGTATGGTCCTCTCTCATGCATCGCACGCTCAACCGCAGCCGCACGTACTGCGAGATTGGAGTGCTCATGCCCTGCATGGAGTCGGCCAGAGTGGCTTCGGTGAAGGGCGGTTCGAGGTCGCTTCGTTCGATGGTGTCGAACGTCACGTCCGGGAACAGTGTCCTCAGTTTGGGCAGGAGCAGCGGCTCCGTGCGCCGGGGAGTGACCGGGATGCTCATACGCGCATCCTTCCGAGCGTGTCCTCCAGCGTGCCGTGCGCCTTCTCCACCGGTGCCGGGCAGATGATCGCCACGCCGCTACGGTTCTTGCCGTCATGGTCGCGGACCATGCAACGGTCATCCTCTACGGCGGCCTCGGCCGCGTCCCTCATGCGCGAGCGCAATGTCTCGTTCTTCAGCACCTGTTGGCTGAATGCCTTGCGGTTGAATACGAATCTGCATCGTTTGGCCATGCTTATCCTTTCCGTTCGCCTACGGTGATGACGTCGCCGATGTGGCGTCCGTGGATGTTGTTCCACACTTGCGGTTCGCCTTTGACGGGCAGGAGGATGCCTCTGACTTTGATCAGGTCGGTGGCTTGGATGCCGGATGGTTGGCTACCGCGGATGTGGATCGTGTATTCGATGGTCTGCGGGCTGGCGTTTTCCTCGGTCTGGTCGGTGGTGGAGTTTGGTTCGACCAGCGCCTGGAATGTGCCGACGCGGGCGGGTTTGCCTTGGATGGGGTTGCCGTCCGTGTCGGTGGTGGGCTGGCCGCGCCAGATTTCGATGGTTTCCACTAGGATGTCTCCCCCGTTGCCATGTCGACGCTGAACGCGCGTTGCGCGTTGATGCCGAGGATGCGTTTCTCGTCGTCGCGCAGCCAGAGGTCGCCGGTGGGCGCTCCGAAACTGTATTGTTCGCTGAAGCTGCCGGTGGTCTGGTTCATCTGCGTGATGCCGCCGGGAATGTCGTACGGGTCGGCCTGCATGATTCTGCGGACGATGTCGCAGGTGATCTTCGTCAGCAGGCGTGGCCGTTCTTCGAGGAGCCGCTGCCAGATGGGCGAGCGTTCCTTGATGTAGTCGGTCACGTCCGCGAGATGCGTGTCGGCTTTCTCGCGTTCCTCGTCGGTGAGCTTGTGCCATCTCCGTTCGAGGTCGTCGGAGGTGGCGAACATGTCGGGTTCGTCCGTCATGGTCACTTCTTGTCCGGCAGTTTGACCGCCCCGGCGGATACGAGGCCGGCGATGATGTCGTCGAACTGTTTCGCCAACGTGTTGAACGCGGTGACGAGTTTGTCGAATTCGTCCTTGGTCGGAGTGTCCGCCGCGGCCTCGGCGATGTTGCTGTCGACGTTGCCGATCGCTTGTTCGGGCGCGTACTGCTTAATGCCGCCGAGGGTGTCCTCGCCGGCCGCCGGCAGCTCGTAGGCGCTGGATCCGGCGGAGAAGTCCGTGCCATCCTTGTTGACAAGGCTCACCTGCGCGTCCAACGGTCCGATCGTATGCTTCTTCTTACCTGACGGATTGACCACAAGGGTCTGGATGGGGAAACTCATCGTTCACCTCATTCCGTGGCCTTGAGTACGGCGAACGCCTTCGGATCGATGATCGCGAACGCGTACATCGCCTCGGTGCGGTATGCGATCTGGTTATGGGCCTTCAGGTCCACGCCGGTCTGGTCCGGATCGCCGTAGGCGATGATCTCGCTGGTCAGATCGCGGACCATGCCCCATTTGATGAGGCTGAAATCTCCCATGAACGCGAGCACCTTCGTCGGGGTCTTGGCCAGTCGGCCGTTGACGGTTCCGGAGGTCGCGGCGGTGATGCCGTCCAGGCTGCCGGCCTGCAGGTTCAGCGGGATCTCCGGGTAGAAGCGCATGCCGGTGGAGGGGACGCGCAGCTTGCGCAGGCGGGACGCCCAGGTCTTGGACAGGGCGACACCGTTGATGTCGTAGGAGTCGTTCAGCGCGTCGGCCAAAGCGTCCACGTTGCCGATCTCATCCTCGGTGGCGATCACCTGCACGGCGGACGTGCTCAATGGGTCGAATCCGGAGAGCGCCTCACCGGTCTTGGGGTTGATCGCATGGTAGATCACGTAGTCGAGGGCGCGGCCCAGTGCGGCTGCCTGATCGGCCTGGATGCTGCGGATGATCTGCAGCTGGTTGTCCTCGTCGGCCCACTGGAGTTCGCTGGTGACGCGGGTGGTGGTCTGCACCTTGAAGCGCTTCGCCACGACGGAGTCCACGGTCTGCTCGTAGCTGCTCTTGACCGCGCCTTCGGCCACTACCTCGGCTTCGCTCTTGCCGTTGAACACGAGGTAGTCGGCGTCGGAGAAGATCTGTGGCGTGCTGGGGCTCAGGGACGCGATGGTGCTGGTGTCCTTGGCCTTGTTCACGATTTCGGTGGCCACGCTCACGGGGAGCTTGATCTGGTCTGTTTTCATCGCCATGATGACTTGTCCTTTCGGATGGTTGGGTTATTCGCCTAGGAGCTGGTGGATGTACGAGAGCTCTTCGGCGTCCTTGTTGTTGTTCTGGTGCGATGGAGAGCCCGTCTGGTTCCTCACCTGAGGCGGCTTGGATGCCGGATGCAGCGCCGCGTGCAGGAGGTCCGCATGCGCCTCGAGTTCCTCCTTGGTTCCGCCGCGCAGCAGTTCGGCCGGAACGTCCTTGTCTTTGGCGACTTCGGACACCCATTCCGCGTGCTGCTTCTCGGCCGCGGCGTCGTCGATCTGCTTGCGCAGCGCCGCGTTCGATTCCTTGAGTTTGTCGATTTCGCTCTTTCCGGCGTTCTCCATCTCGTCGAGTTTCATGGCCTTGGACTTGAGCTCGTCGTAGTCCTTGTACTTGCCGCGCTCCTTGGCCAGTCGCTTCTCGACGATCTGGTCGACCTGTTCCTGGGTGAACGACCTCGGCTCACCGCCGTCGCCACCGTCATTGGAACCGCCCTCGTCGCCACCGCCGTCGATGAGACGGATGTGTGCCGGGAATCGGAATCTGATGGACATGCTGCTCTCCTTTGCTGTTTCCCGTGGATTCGAGTTCGACCGCGCCACGGTGCGCTGTATGGTCCTCCCACGCGATACGGCGCATGGTCGCCGCCAACCTGAATGGCTGGCCGAGTGGTGGATGCAGGATTCGCACCTGCGCGGCTGTGAAGCGCCCGAGTTACAGTCGGGTCCATTCGTCTGCTCTGGCAATCCACCGAAATCAATGGTTTTTGGTAAAATAGAAGTACCGGAGGTCCCGTGCAGACTTGAAATAATAGCCTATTCGTGCGGGAGTGCCTCCGGGTTTTTATTGCAGCTCGATTTCTCTCATCCCGTTGTTGTCCAATAGGAACAAACGTCTGATCTTGTTTTTCTTATGCAGCGCGTTATAGCGGGAAAGTTGCGTCACCAGTTTCTCCGGAGCCGAGTATCCAGTGAGATCCACAATGAATGCATCCTTCACGACACCATGCTGCTCGGCTTTGGATACCGCTTTTGAGATGTTCTTCGAAATGGATCCGTAGTCTGGGCGTTTTTGCCGAGATGACTTAACCTCGCACTCAAGGTCTTGCTCAATCCATTTCAAGTCATTCGTCGATTTGTGCCCCAAAGTATCGCGTGGAATCCATTCGTAATGCTGTCCGAGTGACTTGAAATGTTCCAGGAACACGATTTCATGCATCTCAAGGACGTCTGCGTCTACTGGGACGCCAAGCGCCTTCTGCCTTCCATCCCATCCTTTCTTGCTTAATGATTTCTCGTCGCGCATGCCGGTGAAATCATGTTCGACTTTGAAAGACGCACGTTTCTTCGGCATGATCCCGTCGCTCAATTGCTTAGGGAACTTATGACGCATAACGAATGTGACGGCATTCGCGTCGGCCGAATCCAACTTGATTCCGGCTTCCTCGGCGGAGGACTTCCAATTCTTTCCCAATGCGTTGCCGTTGATGGCTTGCACGGCCTGATCGTACATGGCTTTATACTTCGCTTGGTCATAGCCGAAGATCTTGTCCTTGCCCCAGCTGCACACGGGAATGCAACGGCATTTGCCGTTATGGAAAGAGCCGCCGAAGTCCGCGCTTTCCTCACTGGTGTATGCGAATCCTCGGCTGGCGAGCATCACGCAAAATGCACAAGGATTGGAGCCTCGTGGGACGCGTGCCCATCCAGGATGCGTCTCGTCGGCGTCGCGGTTGTTCTGCGTGGTCAATCGTACAGACCTGCTCATCATGTCGGCAATGAACTGCTGCCAGTCGTCCACCGTCTTCAGGTCGGGCCAAAGGTCTTCAACAGTCAGCCCGTTGGCGTTGCCATGCTTCAAATTAGTGTAGTTATGCCCATTCCAATCGGTTCCAGTGAAACCGCCTACCTGACGGTATAGCACTTCATATTCGTCGCAAGTAGATGAGACGTAGGGCGGCATTTTGATGCCGGCGTATTTCTGCCACAGGTTCCTGGTGTCAGTGTAGTACCTGCGTGATCGTTCGGACGCATCGCGGGTGTACCTGAGCACTATGTCTTGTCGTTCCAACGGTTTCGCGGATTCCATCGCGTCGGTGGCGTCGTCTGTCAGATTCTCAAGATCAGTCTCGTAATCCCTATGCAGTTTCTCCAGTTTCTGACGAAGCTGCGCTTTCGCCGGTTCCGGCAGATCCAGATTGTTCAGATCCATCCGTCACCTCCGAGGACGCCGCGCTTCTGTCCATGAGCTGGTCGATGCGTTGTTCCGATTTCTGCCGTTGCTGGTCGGCGCGTAGGCGGGTGATTTCCTCGCGGGTCAGGCCGAGACGTTCGAGTCCGACATCGGAGTCGGCGTAGCCGGTGATCTTGTCGGCGATCTTCGTGAACGCGTCGGCGCGCGCCGCGTCGGAGATTTCCCTTGTGGGCGCCCATACCGGATGCACGTCGCGCATGGAGTCGGGTATCGTGTTCGCGCCTTCGCGCAATGCCACGGCGATGCCCATGGCCCGTTTGAGTTCCCGTCCGAAGGCCACGTTCTGCTTGTCGGCGATGCGCGTCAACCGTCGTTCGGCGGATGCCATGGCCTCGGCGCTGGTCGGATTGTCCAACGTGATGCCCAGATAGTCGACCGGCACTCGGGTCTGCGAGGCGACGAGCATGGCCAAGGTCTTGAGCATGTCCGAATGGGGCGTCATGGACGCCTGCTGCACCTGATGCAGTTGGGGAAGCTCTCCGTTCTCGTCCGCGGTGATCGCGTTGATCGCCTGGATGAGACTCGTCCATGTGTTGCTGCTGAACGCGTCCCTGTTCGCTCCGATGAACCAAAGTTTCGGAACGGAATAGAATTCGGCCGACGCCTCCATGCGGACCACGGTGCGGAATCCGGCGTCGACGAGGCTCATGAGCGAACGGCTGATGCGGCTGTGGCCGAATGGCCGGTCCATCTGCCTGTCGTAGGCGAGCGCGACGGCAGTCGGCTGGTCGAAGTTCGTTTCGTTTTTCTCCGCCCGCCATGGGGTCAGGTGGCCGGAGCATTCGTAGACCTTGCCGGGGAGCCACACGTTGAACGCGCAGATTCGTCCGTCCTTGTCGTCCTCGGTGATGGTCAATGCCGCGGCCAGACGGTGGTTGCGTCGGTCCCAGATTCCAGCGGACCAGTCGGCGGAGCGTGGGATCATGCTGATCCGGTCCGGATTCTCCGGGTCTGCGGCGATGGTCAGGAAGCTGCATGAGTGCTTGTAAGCGGATACGATCAGTTCTGACGTGGCCACGTCCAATTGGTTGTCCTCGAACAGGTCGTTGACGCCCATCGTGTCGTCGCCGGATACGCTGAACCCTTCCAGGTCGCTCAGGTCGCTCAATGATCGGACGGCCAGTTCGGGCCATCCGATCATCGCCTCGACCTTGTTTTTGATCTGGTCGGGGATGGAGATTCCGAAGTCTTTGAATCGTTCCTTGCAGTCGTAGTAGGCTCCGCGGATCAGGTTGCGTGGGTATTTCTCACGCCACACGCGCAACAGTTCGTGGATGATGGGCATGTCCTCGTCGTCGACGCCGAGGATGGTGCCGACGTTTCCGCTTGCGGTGTCGAGGTAGCTGCTGCCGGTGAATTTCGGAGCGACACTTACCGTTGTGCCGTCGGCCATGTAGAACACCATCAGAACATCACCTCCTGTCGTCTTCCCGGATGTCGTTTCGTCGTGAACGCCCCATACAGGGCGAGAGTGGTGGACACGAGCGGCGTGATGTCGACATCGCTGCCGAGTTTGTTCCAGGCGATCGCGCCGGACTGTCCCAATGGGCGCGTGGTCGCACCTTTGACGGCCGCGGCCAGCTGCGGCTGGTATTCGTCCCGCGGGTGCTTGAGCGTTCCGGCTTTGAGCATGTCGAGGAACCGGCCGCATGCTCGGCCCATCTCCTGCATGTTCGTGACCGTGACCTTCACATGTGCTTTCTTCAGTTCCGGCAGCAGGCTCATGGCGGGCGACTGCGCGTCGATGACCACGCTGGCGGTCTTCGGCCAATGTTCGGCGAGCCAGTCCACGGCCCACATGGTTCCCGCCTGCCGCGCGTCCTTGATGTTCGCCATCTGGACGATGGCCGAACCGTCCGCGTATCGTAGCGCCGCTCCGATGGTCAGCACGCTCCTGTCCGGAGGCATGTCGATGCCGAAGCTCACCGTGCCGCCCTCGGGCACGTCGTCGATGGCCGCGGCCTGCCACAGGTCGGGACTGATGGCGTATGCGGTGGCGGTCTCGTCCCATATGCCAAGCGCCTCACGACGGAATGAATCGTCCGACAGGTTGTTGCGCATGCGCATGATTGCCTGTTCGCTTGTACGTTTCGGATAGCTGGGATTCGCTTTAGCCCACTGTTCGCGGTCGTCCGGATCCGCGTCCTTGTCGGCGGCGAGCTCCACGTAGAGGAGGTTTCCGTCATGGTTCAGCGCATGCATGCGTTTCTCCGTGAACGCCTCGCACTGGTCTCCCGGCTTGGGTGGATTGCCCATATACACGACCAGGGGGTTAGGACTCGTGTTCAAAACCGGAATCATGTTGTCCATCGCGCGCACTGTGAGGATCTGCGCTTCGTCGAACACGGCCACGTCCACGCTGTGCAATCCTCGGCCGAAACCGTTTTCGCGGGCGCCGAACATGATGCGGCTGCCGGACGTGAACGTGATCTCCTGTTGGCCGTTTGCTCTGCGGATGCGTTCCACGTACCGGCCGAGCACTGGATTGTGCTCCATCTCGCACATGTCCGCGAATGTCTCGTCGCTGGTGCGCGTATGGTGGGCGGTCCAGATGGCTTTCAGGTTCGGTGTGAGTATCGCCTTGAGGAACAACGCGGTGCCGACGGTGAAGGTCTTGCCGATCTGCCTGCAGCTGGACAGCACGGCGCCGTCCGCGCCACACGCATACTTGCCTTCCGCGTTCTTGGCGAACAGAAGCCACAAGAAGCCCTGCTGCCACAAGTCGAAACGGATGCCGGCCTTGCGCGCGGCTTTGTTGATTCGCGTGAACTCGCTGCCAACGATGCCTTCCGGCTGGCGGAGGACCTTGGCGATTTCAGACAATCGACGCTCCGACATCGTCCGTCACCTCGTCTTCCTCATCGTCCAACAGGTCGGTCAGACCTCCGCCCTGGAGTGATTCGATGCGTTCGCATACGTCGATGAGCTGGCGGCTGATCGCAGGCAGTGCGTTTGCCGGTGTGGACGTGTCATCCATGGCCTTCTGCAGTCGGTCACGGTTGGCGCGCAGCATGTCCAGCATGCTGCCGTCCATCATCCTCTCGAAGCTCCGCTGGTCGAGATCCCTTTCCGGCTTCTGTTTCGTTTCCACGGCTTTGACGGGCGGCTTACCGTTCCGGTCCTGTGCGGGCCGATTCTTTTTCCGACGCCGATAGTCTTTCTGCCTGCATTTCGCGGAGCAATATTTCTGTTGGCTGCCCTTACCACTTGGCCTAAATTGCTTACCGCATACTTCGCAAATCATTGCGTTTCCTTCATTCCAAAACCAGTGAGGAACCCGAGTTCTTCGCGCAATCTTGTTGCAGCAGCTTCCGCCCGTGCAAGCGTCTTGAATGGACCTCTCTTGTATGCCTTCCTATTCTTGATAACCTCAACTTGCCATGCTTTTCGATCGTTACGCCAGTAGACACCACGGATTCCGGATTTGCTGTTCTTATTACAGGAAACACGATATTCGGAATTCTCCTGAACCGTTACTGTTCTCAAATGGTCTGGATTAACGCATGAACGGTTGTGACAGATATGATCAATCACCATCCCATCTGGGATAAACATGTTATGAGTCAATGCATATGCGAAGCGATGTGCCGGAACGGACGTCTTTGCCAGACGGAATGTGCCATATCCCTTTGGGTGATGAGCACCGTTCCATTCCCAACATTTACTAGGGTCAGTGCTTCTGAAGTATTTATTAAATCGTTCTATGTCAGATGCTGACGCTTTGAAAAAGGCCATATTCCGCCTTTCATTCAACGTATGCGTAACACAATTCGTTACGCTTAAATTTCAAGAGAAATATCGGCACTGCACCCGAGGCTACCCCAAGGGGGTATGGCCGGGTACCCTGCCCTGGTATCGGGTCAGATGCCGAACGTTTTGAACGGCATCGAGCTTGGTTTGATGTCCTGTTTGCCGGCCAGCAGCGCTCGTGCGTGTTCGTCTGTCTTGTCGCTCTTGAGCCTGTTGCAGATGCGGTGCGTGAGCCTGCAGTTAGTGAAGCTGTATGGATCGCCGCCGCGTGAGACCGGTATGAGTTCGTCTACTTCGGCGCTCATCGGATGTGGTGTCTTCAATGTCTTGTCGACCGGCTGGGCGCAGATGGCGCACACGTCGTATGCGGCCAGGACTCTTGCCCTGAGCTGTCTGCGCCGGTATCCGTTGCTGACACGCTCGTTGCGCCGCTTGCTCATGTGGCCTCCCCGCATGTATGAGCCCCGGGGTGCCGTGGATTTGCCGACGACTATCTTCGCCGTTGGCTTGCTGGAATGCCGGTATAGGGGCTCCCGTATATGGACACTCCCGTGTCTTGTAGGGGCTCCCCATCATCTGCGAATACCCCTCCCGGATTGTCAATACCCCTACCCCGGATTTGTTTCATGGGTGCCTTCGGCGGGATTCGAACCCGCGTCCACACGCGGCCACAAGGAAGAGAATCCAATAAAGACTCGCGGCCGGTACGATCTACCACTGATTCCTACGAAGGCATACCGGCAGGCGGATTTGAGCATCACCGCATCACGGAAGCACGGGATTGGCTTGCCTGCCACATTGAGGTATGCCCACTCTGACGGGAGTGGGCGGAGCGTGTCCGATATGCCGTTCGGACAGGACGGGATATAACCCAAGGAGTTAGGAGAATCCATCGGTGGATATGAAAAGGGTTCAAACCGTTTTCCGGTTTGAACCCTTTAATCCACTGACAATTCTGCCTTGCACTTTGAAAAATGTCAAATCACGTCATGCCGGGCGAGGCGCGCGTGTACGTCGGACAGGCGGTACAGCGGCTGTCCCTTCTCGTTTCTGCCGGCCGGTTGGATCCTGCCGCGCTTGCGCCACGAGTAGATCGTGTTCACGCTGCACTGGAACCCGCATTCGCGCAGCAGCTCCGCGCACTCCCCCGCCGTGAACGCCCTGCCGGATTCGATGCACTCCTTCAGGAACCCCAATCGCACGTCGACCACGCGATGAGTGTTGCCGCACACCGGACAGTCAACATTTACCGCGCCGACCTCCGCACTCAGCTCCACGCCGCACAGAGGATTCAGGCACCTGCCGATGCCATGCTTGGATGGCGGCACGTCGATGATGCCCAGCGTCTTGCGCGCCAACCGCTCCCAGTCATGCCAAATCAGACCAATGTCCGGCAATCGTGAAAGACGATTGCAATCCGCGCAGATACTCAGGCATTTCAACACGGACGGATGAATCCTGCTATCGGCCCATGGCATGGCCGGCGGAGCATACAACCGCCGCCAAAGAGCGACAGCCAGATCATCGATCTCCTGCAGATGGTCAATCACAGACAACCTGACCGGCGTCGGAGCCGAAGCCAAATTGGTACGGCCGGGCTGATGGCCACCGTAATGTGCGGTGCTGTCCAGAAACTCGCGCAGGACCTGGATCCATGACGGATAGTCGCGGAGCCATCCCCTCATTACGGCATCGCACTTGTCACACAACGTATTGCGCAGATTGCGCTTCCCGCCGCACACTTGGCACATGCCGGCGAGCGCTGGCTTGTGTTGGTTGGTTTGTGCTGGTTGTGTCTGGTTTGGTGTTGGTTGGGATTCGTTGGTTGGTTCGTACATTTGTTCGATTCCCTCCGGCGTGGTAGTCTGGTTTGTGGTAATGCCAGAGCCCTGCCGGAAGGTCGGGTTCTTTGTTTATTCGGTGGCGGAGTCCTGTTCTTCAAGGTCGACGTGTTCGATCTTGGCTCTGCGGCGGAGCAGATTGGCGTATGCGTCCATGACGTCAAGCTGCCTGCTCAACAGGCTGATCGGACAGACGGGCTCGAAGTCGAGCGTGCCATCCGCATACCGCTGCAGCATGTCCCTGAGCCTGCCGGCACGAGCGGCCAACTCACGGTATTCGACGCGCATCCGCTCCTTATAATCGGATCCGTCGGCGCTCGCGGGTTGCGCTTGGTCGGCGGTGGCGAGCACTTCGATGGCTTGGCGCAGGTATCCGTCGTGGATCCATTCGGGTGCGGTCTGCCATTCCTCGTGGATGATTTCGGTGGAGTCCTTGCGGAGCGCCCATTTGAGTCCGAACAGGCGTTCGGCGACGGCTTCGGTGCGCGCGTCGATCGGCGGCAGTGGCGGTTCGAGTGTTTCCTCGCTCATTGTTCCGGTTCCTTTCCGTGGGATGATTTATGGTCGGTCTTCCAGATTCTGTGCCAGAACAGCCAGATCATCCAGGCTGGCACTTCGACCCAGATGGTCAGGTACGGCGAGACGGCGTAGATCTTCCACCACCTGCCGCAGATGACGCAATGCTCTATCCTGCGCAGGCTGACCTCGTATTGCGCCGGACCGATGCCATTGCTCGCGCAAATGAATGTCCCGACCGCGCTCCGGCACGCATGCGGCGAGCGCCGTTTGTTGCGACTGATGCTGTTCATCATTCCGCCTCCTTCTCAAGGATGTAGACGATTGTCGGCGGGGATGATGGCTCATAGCATGTGTTCGACCCCACCTCGTACTCGCCTTTGCCGCCGAGTCCCGGCAACACGTCGGTGCGCATCACGCTCCATCCGTCGGAAAGCAGACCGGCGAGCGCTTCCGTATTCTGCAGCTTCATCGTGTACACGTTTCCGCTTGCCGCGTACATAACCGGCACTACCTTAAATTTCCTGCTCACCGCTCCGTCTCCTTCTGCTCGTCCAACCACTTCTCGAAAAGCCGGTAAATGTCCAGCGAGATGGTTTTGACCGGCTGGAATTTGAGCCGTCGCATGCAGTCGGCGCACACCTCGGTGAATGTCTTCGCCTGACCGCCATAGATGAGGCCCACGGAATAGACAGGACTCGAACACCACCGGCCGCACAAATCGCAGGTGTGCATATCCTGCGTGACCAGCTCGTCACGCTGCGGCAGGAACGGATTCCCCGCACCCCTTTCATCCACGGCTGCGGCGAGCGCCTTCCTGATCTCATCCCTGGCGTAGAGGAAGGCGTTGTGTCGGGTCTGGGCGTAGCCGCCGAAGGGGGTATTGCCGTCCCTTGTCGCGGCGCGGACGGCTTCGAGTTCCTGGTCGATGAGTTTGTTGAGCACGCCGATGGCGATGTCTGCTTCACTGTCTTTCATTGTTGTTCCTTTTCCTTGTCATGTTCCGCCGACCATCTGAGCAGGGCGTTGACGGCGAGTTCGCACGCCTGCCGTTCCTCGTCGTCTTCCGGAGCGATGCATACGGCGCCGCATTGCGACCAGATTTTCACTGTGGTTCCTTGTCTGCACCACTCACATGGCTCCAGTCGCAGGACAGGCCGGCCTGCTTGCCGTTCGTCGAGTAGACGATGCAGTCCACTTGCCTCGTGTCGGTCAGGGTGACGACGCATTCCGTGAATACGTCGGCCCCGGCGGAGCACTGCGAGTCGACGGACCTGACCGCATGCGCTGGCGTGGAAGGCTCCGACGCGCTTCCGCATCCTGCGAGCGCGGTGCAGAGGGTGAGGGTGATGGCGGTAAGGGCGGCGCAGATGGTGTTTCTCATTGTTCGTTCCTTTGATGGTGGCTGGCGTGGTAGTTCCAGAGGCGGATGGCTTTGTTGAGGCTTCTGCCGTCGACGTGGAGAATGCATTTGTGCCAGCAGTTGGGGCAGATGCAGCCGTAGATAGTGTTGGCCGGTTTGCGTGTGCGGAGTTTGTAGATGGTGCCGAGGGTCAGGATGAGCGGCTGTGACTTGCGGCATGCCGGGCAGGGTGCGGGTCTGCGCCATTTGCGTGGGTTGGTGGCGATTCTGACGGTGTGCATTTCATTCCTTTCCGTAGATGGCGAGGCTTCGTATGCCGTCGCTCATGCTGCTGGAACATGTGTTCGGATCATGGTCGATGATGTCGTTTCCGATGCCCTGGAAGCGGAGGCTGGCGGTGCCGTCGGGATGTCGGATGAGTTCGAGTCGTCCGTCGATGATGACGTCCTGGTCGGTTTGGGCGATGCAGCGGCGGCCGATCAGGATTGTCGGGTCGGCCGACCGCCATTTATGCAGCGGGACGTTGACGCTCACCGCGGCGCCTCGCCTTCGTTTTCGCCTTGGGCGTCCTTTCCGGCCGCGTCGTAGCCTTCGTCGTACACGTCGTCGAGCAGCGTCTGGAACTCGGGAGAGGCGAAGAACGTTCTGATGGCGTCCTTGGCCACGCGTCTCCATGGCTCTTTGCCTTCCATGGGCATCTCGTTCCATGGGCGTGGATGGCGGGCCCCGTTGCTATACCAGCGCAGGTAGATGGCCTCGGCCACCTTGTTCTGCGTCTCCAGACCGATCGGTATGGTCTCCTGGTCTGCCATGATGGCTTCTTTCAGTATGTTTCCGGCGGTTCCGTGGCGGTGCGGTCCGCGATGATGTAGGCGGCGAGCGCGATGCATAGGGTGAGGATGATGAGTATGGCGTGCAGGGCGAGCCATTGGATGGGGATCCAGTGGTGGAGGCCGTAGCCGATGATCGGCCGGATGATGGCGTGCGGCACGAGCAGCAGCGCGGCGAGGGCGAACAGTGTGGCGAACCAGTCGCCGACGCGGTTGGAGATGCGGTTGATGGTCTGTTTCATTCCGAGGTTCCTTTCGTTGTTGGTACGGTTCATGGCCTGTTGGCCATCCAGCCGATCAGGATGGCGGCGCACATGAGAATCACTGCCGAGATGCTCATCACCTTGCTGCTTCCGTGGCGACGTATCGGACCGGATGGGCGGCCAGGTGGCGGATGATGCGCGCGTATTGGCGGATGTCGCGGTCGAGGCATGTGCCGGTGCGGTGGGCGCTGGCTGCGGGCGTCTCCTCTTCCGGTTTCACATCCCAGCCGGCGGCTTCGAGACTGTCGCGGAGGGTGGCCATGTCGATGCGGTGGTAGTGCAGCGGGAGGTTCGGGCAGAGTCGGCCGATGAAGTCGAGGTCGAACTGCGGGTTGCTGCCTGCCGGATGGAGGATGAACGATTGCGCGAGGCTGTCGACGTATTCCTCGAGCGCGTTCGCCGTCGCCGCTTCCGTATATCCGGCGTCGAACGCGTCTTCGAGCAGTCCGTTGGCGCAGTGCATGCGCCATGCCTTGAAGTTCTCATCGGTGATGGAGACGTTTCGTTCCGCCAATCCGATGACGCGGTGGAAACCGCCGACGCACAGCACGCCTCTCATGTCGGTGCAACGCATTTCCACCTCGAGGATCCTGTCATGGTCCGGGTCGAGCCCCGTGGTCTCCACATCCATCCACAGCAGCATGTCCTCTTTGGCTTTTTCCTCGCTCATCATTGGTTTCCTTTCGTTCGGAGGAGAATGATTTCGGTCTGCGTGAGCGGTGTCGCGGTCCCGTCCATGTTCAGCCGCAGCCACCGGCCTTCCCAGTCGAACACCGGCACATCACGCGGATCCGCGCCGAACGGAACAATCAATCCCAGTCGCTCCGCCTCGGCCACATGCTGGTGGATCCACCCATGGCAGCCGGTAGTACCCGAACCGCACAGCTCGACGATGTTGGCCGGGCTGTGCCTCACATCCGGATCCGCCGCGCGGCGCAATTGCCGATGATGGCCGGAACGTCCAGGCCAGCGAGCCGGATCGTGGATGTTCGCCCCGCAGCGCAGGCAATGCCAGCCCTGGCGTTCCAAAGCGATGCGCTTCGAGTCCTCGAACTCACTCACAACGCGCTCCTTCCTGCATCAGGCCGTTGACCAGCACCAGACATGAAGTGCAGTTCGTTCTTAGTCCGGAGGCCATCGCGGCGATGCCGTTATCGGCCTTGCCGCCGGCGAGCGCCTGGAGTTCGATGTTCGCCGCGGTTTCCGCGGTGTCGGTGATGAGTTGGGCGAGTCTGTTGATCTGTTCCTTGGTCATTCGTCTTCCTCCTCGTCTTCTTCCGTGATGGCGGCAACAAGCTGGTCGAGGTGTTCGGTCTCGTCGTCGGATGGCTCATAGCCGAGGTCTTGGAGGATCAGGTAATAGCCGGGGATGCGGCGGCTGACGTTGTCGTCGCCACTCCAGTCCCAGTCATTTGGGCTGATGAACCATTCGATTCTGGCGGTGAGGATCATGACCGCGTATGTCGGCCAGTCCGGTGAGTCGAGGTGCGTGTGGAGTTCCGCGAGCGCCTGTTCCGGTTTGATGCCGGCGATGGCGGCGAACTGTTCCCGGGCGCATGCGGCGTCGTTCCAGGTGTGTAGGTCTTTGGTGAAGCCGGTCGGGTCCGGGTCAATTGTCTGCAGGAGTCCGAGCCTTGCCGTGGTCTCGATGAGCTTGGCGCGCTTGATGGCATGGAGATGGCCGTGGAGCCATGCCATGCGCTTGTCAGCCGTCGTGGCGGCGTATTCCTCGAGCACGTGCTGTCGGGCGTCGCGTTCGGCCTGTTCGGCGGCTCGCTGGGCTTCCTTTTCGGCTTCGGCGGCCGCATCACGACGATCCCAGAGGTATATCGTCTGCGTCGCTTCATGGACGGAGACCGCGTCTGGATTCTGCTTGCGGAGCTCTTCGATGGTTTCTTCCGGAGTGCCCGCGGCGGGGAAGATGGCGCCGGAGTAATGCCATTCGGAATCCGAGAAGGTCTCTCCGGGATCCTCGATGACGTTGAGACCGGTGGTGCCGGTGGCGAGGAGCGCGGAGACATCGGCGAACCACTGGCTCCGGCGATCTTCCACTTCGATGTTGTGGAGGATGTAGTCGAAGTTCGAGGTCCCCGCGGCGTGCGCGAGGCGTTCCTGACGGTCCGGCTGGCCGTCGTATCGCGCGATGGCCACGAGCTGGCCGATGGTGAGCTGGTCGAAGTCGTCGCGTGTCTTCCTGACGTCCGCCTTGATGCTCGCCGCTTTCGCTCTGTCACGCACATAGTCGGCACTTCGGCCGAGCCTGTGCGCGACGGCGGCGGTGGTGGCTCCGAGGTCGAGCATGCCCTGGATGGCATCGGCCTCCTCCAACACGGTGAGCTGTTCGCGCTGGCAGTTCTCGGTGACCATGGCCTCCAACTGCTGCAATGGGCCGAGCTGGAGCACGAAGCATGGGACGGCTCTAATTCCGGCCTGTTTGCATGCGGCGAGCCTGCGGTGGCCGGCGATGACCCTGTAGCGCTCGCCGTTGGGTACGACGCTGAGGGGCGTGAGGAGGCCGTTGGTTTTGATGCTGGCGGCGAGGTCGTTCACGTCGCCGATGTTTTTGCGTGGATTGTCGGGGTGGGGGTCGATCAGGCTCGTGTTGATGAGCTTGATCTGGTTGCTTTGGTAGCTGCTCATTGCTTCTCCTTGCTGGTTTGTTGTTGGTTGAGTTCTTCGGCGCACGCCTGGCATGCCTTCCACCATTCGCTTGGGTTGCCGTTGCGGAGGCTTCCGGTGTGGTCGTATTCGTCCTCGTGCGGATCCATGAGCCGATGGACGTGTTCGCAGTTCCAGGTGTGCTTGTGGCTTGGCGGCGGCGAGATTGGCTCGGGAGCCCAGGTCTCCCATTGCTCGCGGAGCCATGTGTTGAGCCGTGGGACTTGGCGCGGTGGGATGCGGCCGTCGTTGACGGCCCGCTTGTAGCGGTGGAGCGCGGATTGGAGCCGGGCGAGCTGGACGGGGTCTCCGGCGATCGTCGCGTACAGGTTTCGCGCTTCGGCTTCGGCCTTGCGGCCTTTCGCGCCGACGGATCCGGGATAGGTTTCGGCGAAATGGTCGAAGCCGGATTCCGGCGTGGCGGTTTGCTTCGCGGTGCCGGCGGGAGGGGTCGGAGAGGGTATATCGGTATCGGTATCGGTTTTATGCCATGTTTTTGCTTGGCTGTCCCCTAGCAACTTGCTAGACGTTTTGCTACCTATCTCGCTACCGTTTTGCTCTCCGTTTGCTTGGCTGTTTTCCGGCAAGTCGCCAGACGTTTGCTTGGCTTTCTGGTTGGCCGCCTTGCGGCGTCCTCCCTTGCTTCCCGCCTTGCGGCGCGCCTCGCGTTGCTCTTCGGTCAACACTCGGGGCTCCCTGCAGATGCCTTCCGCGTAGACCGGACGCCATCCGCCGTCGTGCTCCTCCATGAGCCCGGAGTCGATGAGCTGCTGGAGCTGTTTCATGGTGCCTCCGGCGTCCTTGAGGTCAAGTCTGTCGAAGTGGCCGGGGTACGCGGTGCCGTCCTTGGCCTGCATCGAGACGCCTTTGGAATGGATGACGCACAGCTTGATCCACAGTCCGACGGTGGCGAGCGGCAGGCGGCGGATGCGCCTGTCGTCGGCCATCTGGTCGTCGACAATAAACCACATCTCTTCTTCTCCTTCCGTGGTTCAGTCGATCTCGCCGGTGTCCGGATCGACGGTCGCCTCCACGGCGCCGTCGTCCATGTCGAGACTGCGGCGCAGATCGTCGATGAGGATCATCTGCCGTGACGTGGCGGGCTTCGCGCACATGTTCTCCATGGCCAGTCCGGCGTCCAGGATGCGCTGCGCGAGGTCCGCGCAGTCGTACACGGCTTCGGTGATGGCGTGGATGCCGCCCCACTTGTCGATGTGCTCCTGCTTGTTTTTGGTGTCCATGACGGTGCGGCATGCCTTGAGCACGACGGCCGCGGCCTTGGTGACCTGCTGGGTCTTGCCGATGAGGTCGATGAGCGTGTCGGGCGTGGCCTCCTGCGGGATGAGCGCCTGTTGTTCGCTGGCTTTCATGTCTTCTGTCTTCTCCTTAGAATTCCGGTTCGTCGTCATCCTTGTCGGGGGACGGCGTGATGCCCCATGGGTCCCCCACCGTCTGTTGCGGCTGGGATGCTTGCTGGGGCTGTTGCGGTTGCTGGCCCCAACCGCCGGCACCGGTGTTGATGGCGGGCGATTGCGCTGCCGGATTGCCGTAGACCGGCCCGGCCGCCTGGCGGCCGGTGCGGTTGACCTGCGCGGTGGCGTAGCGCAGCGACGGGCCGATCTCATCGACCTGCATCTCGAACACGGTGCGGTTGGAGCCATCCTGTGCCTGGTAGGAACGCTGCTGCAGACAGCCTTGTGCGATGACGCGCATGCCCTTCGCAAGGCTCTGCGCGCAGTGGTTGGCAAGGTCGCGCCATGCGCTGCAGCGCATGAACAGTGCCTGACCGTCCTCGAACTGGCCGGTCTGGCGGTTATAGGTGCGCGGAGTCGAGGCGATGGTGAAGCTGCACACGGAAGCGCCGCTTGACGTGGTGCGCAGCTCGGGGTCCGCGGTGAGGTTGCCCACCACGGTGATGACTGTCTCGCCGGCCATCACGCCTCCTTGACGTAGTTGGACGGTTCGGCGCCCATCTGGCTTGGATCCTTGGCCTTCCAGGCGCACTTGGCGCGGAGGCATCCGGCCTCGCGGTCGATGATCACCTCGCCGAAGCGGGCAGGCGCGACCAGGGTGAGGTTCCAGCCACGGTCGCGGTTGAGCGTGGATATGGTTTCATACAGTTCGCCGATCAGTTCGGCGGACGTCATGCCGACGCTGGCGGGTGTGAGCGGCCATTCGAACCACTTCTCGCCTTCCGGCCTGCTTGGTGTTTTGCTTGGCAACGTTTGCCTCCTTTGGATTGATGTCGTGCCGGGGCGTGGGGTCGAACCACGCATCCGTTCGCCGGCGTCCTATCGCCGATCCATGGCGCCCGCATCCGTTCGCGGGCTCCGGCGAGGGCCGGGCGGGAGGAGAAGAGAGAAGATGACCCGTCCGGCTGGTTTTAACGTCTTTTCCTTGACGCGCGGGCGGTTCCGGCATGGCCGCGCATGACGAACCACGTCCATGCCGCAATGTGTGAGGAGCCGCCCAGGTCTTTCATCGCTCGAGTTCGTCCACCCATCGGATGAAGCGTGGGTCCGAGCACAGGCGGCGCATGATGACGGCCGTGGGGATGAGCACCGCGAACGGCGCGGCGATGAGGTGTTCGATGGGGTGAGTGCAGGCCGGCGTGCAATACAGCACCCACATGGCCAGTAGCCACACCGCGAACAGCAGCTGATGCAGGATGACACGGGCAAGGGCCTTCATCCCATCAGCTCCTTGTTGATGGTGTCGATGACGATGTCCACGAGGCCGGCCACGTCGATGTCGATGAATCCGACGATGTGACCGAGCGAACGCCTTGCTTCGATGTCGTCCCACCTGTCGGCATAGGCCGGACGGATGGCGTCGCCCTCGTCCTCAAATTTCCTGAATATCGCTTCGACGCAGGCTTTGCGGATGTCGTTCATTTGTCCTCCTTTTCTTCCCATGGGTCAGGCCACGTGGTATCGGTACGCCAGTCGTTGTCGGTCATCACGCACCCACCTCTTCCTCGTATTCGGCCGTGCACTGGTACAGGTGTTGCGCGAAATAGGCGATCATCTGCTCCTTCGGATACATGACGATTCGTCCCACCTTCACGAACTTCGGGCCGATGCCCGCGCTACGCCAGTACGCCAGGGTGCCTTCCTTGATGCCGCAGTTGTCCGCGATGTCCTTCGTTGTGTTCATCGGCTTCAACGCCGCCGCCAATGCGGCGAACACCTCTTTGTCATCCATCACGCGCCCGCTCCTTTCATGCGTTGGTAAGCGCCGATTGCTTTTCCGACGTGTTTCGTTTGAGGGCCTTCCTGCCGAGTGGGAGAATGAGCAGACCCGCGCAAAGAAGGGAGGTGAGAATATGAGCAATGGATCCGATTTCGCGAAGGCGAGCGCCGTGTTTGGGAAGGCCGCCGAAACGTCCGATCCCGACGAGAGGATGAGAGCCCTGTGCCAAGGTCTTTCCCTCCTCGCCAAGGGATTCGATTCGATGGATGCCTCCATGGCATCCGCCGCCTACTGTCTCGACGTGCTCTCGGATAAGTTCTGAACGGAGTTCCTGTATCTCCGTGCTTAGTCGGTCCGCGGCCTGATTGATGTGCTCGAGAATCGAGCCCATGACTTCAGTCGTCATGTCGCGGGCCGACAACTGCCGTCCGACCTCGATGCCGATTCCTCGCAGGTCAAGGCTGGACAGGTGGCTCCTCCTGTCGCCGTCCACTGTTCCGATAACCGTTCGAACTGGTTCCTCGCGGACGGCTTTCCTTATCGCGCCCAGCATCGCCGGGTGCAGGCGTTCGAACTCCTCAACGGAAATCGGGTTCATGGATTCGTCTGGCGTCTCGGCCGGAATGTTGATGCTCATTTCGGATTCTCCTTAGAATCGTTTTCATTGGCCGTTAGCTGTTGAGCCACAGATTGATGAAGATCGTGATGACGCTCACCACCGCGCAGACGATGGAGAACCAGGTCGTTATCGTTTCCATATAAAAACCTTCCTTTCGATTCATGCGTCGGCGAGCGCCTGACGCTCACGGTTTGATCTGTTTGATGCCGTCGATTGGTTGCAGGAGCTTGATCATGAGCTGGTAGAGGCTCATGCCGAACATTCCGGCGGCTTTCTCGAGTTGCTCGGTGGTGAATGGACCCTCACCCTGCAATCGCTTGCTGATATATTGCTCACTCACACCAAGCTCTTTGGCGAGCGCGGCCTGTGTCTTGCGGTGCCGTGCAAGCTCGCCGCTGAGATTCCTTGCGATGGTTTCCGTCTCACTCATTTGTCTTGCCGCTCCTTTCTTTGTTCATTGCCTTGCAGCAATTCTCAATCTACCTATTTAGGTGATTTTATCCGTTTACCTATATAGGTTCTTTACAAAATCTACTTATTTAGATAAACTTCGAGCATGGCAAGAGGACCGAAAAACGAAGTCACCGAAGACAGCAAGAGAATCATCGACATATGCCGTCAGCTGTTAAAAAACAGCGATATATCAATCGACGAATTCTTTGATTCCAGTGGATTAAGCAATAACTACTGGTACAAACGCATGCGCTATGAGGCGCCGTTGAATACGTCAGATGTGGAGCACATCGCCTCCACATTCGGGCTCACCAGCCTCGACATCTACACCCGCGCCCTGGGCAGCGATGCCGCACGAGCCTACGCCGCCCGCGAGCGCGAGTTCCAGGTCACGGATGATCTGGTGGATCGTATCGCTTCCCGTCCGGAGGATTTCGGCGTGGCTGCCAACGACGATCCGAACAAGGCACTTGAAGCGGAAACGCCAAGAGATTGAATTTTTAATGCAAATCAACCAAGGAAAGAAGGAAACCATGTACAGGAAGACAATCGCAACGGCCGTTGCCGGTCTGCTCATTCTCGGGCTTGGCGCATGCGGCAACGCCAGTGACGCCAAAACCGCCGACGCCGGCAGCACGAGCCAATCGCAGACGACGAAGAAGCCGGCAGAGAAGAAGCCGGTAGAACAGCCTGCGGATCTGACCGGCACATGGAAGCAGACCAACTCCGGCAGCACGGATTCCTGGATGGAAGCCGAGATAACGGCCGACACGATCACCGTCCAGTGGGTCAGCGACAACGGCGATACGAAGAGCCTGTACTGGAAGGGCTCCTACAGCGCACCCGACAAGGCCGGCGACTGGAAATGGACGAGCCAGGGAGACACCGCGGCGATGCAGGCGTCCCTGCTCGGCTCGCAGGACGCCACCAAGGACTTCACCTACACCAAGGCGGACGGCGTCAGCTGGGAGACCACCGCGATGGGCACCACCACAGTGGTGAAGACCGCCAAGCAGTGAACGACGCCACATTGACGTCCTGGTCGAAGACACTGGGCGTGCGAGTGGAGGAACGCCGGCTGGCCGGAGACAGGTGCGGACTCTACTACGATCCGCTCCGCCTCATCATCATCGACGAACGGCTGGCCGGATTCCAACGCCGCTGCACCTTGTGCCACGAGCTCATCCACGCCAGACACCACGACCCCGGCTGTGGCAGCCAATACGGGGTCAAATGCGAGCGCCGTTGCCGTAGGGAGACCGCGCTGGCGTTGATCAGTCCGGTGGATTACGGCATGGCCGAGGAGATTTATGAGGGCGCGGCGTGGCCGATGGCGGTCGAATTGGGTGTGACGGTGCAGGTGCTGATGGACTACCGGCAGCTGCTTCATGATTCCGGCGTGTGCATGCAATAGTTATACGCCTTTATACGTGCTTATAGAGCCTTATACCCCTTCGGATTCCTTATAAAAAATGACCCCGGCCACCCGCATACCGCGAGCGCCGGGGTGAAAAACATGTGGGAAGAAGCGCCATGAAAGTGACCATTGATGATCTGTGGCTCAAGAATGACGATGATGGCAATCCGCCGAGTCGCGCGGCCAAACGCTCTTTGGCGAACTCACGCGATCCGATGAAGGCCAATGTGCCTGAGAAATGGCGTAAAAGCCGTTATGGAGTCGGGATGCGCTGGCGTTGTCATTGGACCATCGTCAAGGACGGTAGACGTATGCAGAGGGTGAAGCAGTTCGCCAGGCTCGCCGAAGCGCAGGAATATGCCGCGGCCATGGAGGACGACATCCGGCGGGGACGCTACCGCGATCCTCGTCAGGAGCTTCGTGTCCTGGATGATGTGGCCGGCGAATGGCTCGCGTCGAAGGTTGATCTGAAACCCGGCACCGCAGGCCGGTATGCGAGGGAGCTGCGCCTGTACATCCTGCCCAAATGGGGTGGCATGACGTTGCGGGAGCTGCGCCCTGACATGCTGCAGGAGTGGGTCGGCCAGCTCATGGACGGTGGTTATCCGGCCGCGTTGCCGGACGGACGTGATTCGAAGCCGCTGAGCGCGAGAAGCATCCGCAATATCATGAAAGTCGTCCTCAAGGGCATCTTTGACTACGCCGTCTCGAACGGGTGGATCGGTGAGAATCCTGTGGACAGGGTCACCGTGCCGAAGATCGTCTCCGACGACGACATGGTGTTCCTCTCGGTCCGCGAGGTCGAGTTGCTCGCAGACGAGGCGGAGAAGATCGGGAAGCCGGTGGACGGTCTGCTGGTCAGATGGCAGGCCTATACGGGATGCCGCATAGGCGAATCGCTTGCCCTTAAGGTCGGTGACGTGGACGCGGACAGGCGGCGCGCCAGGATAGGCCGCACATGGACTGACGACGGGCACGGCGGCAGCATGCTCGGCACCCCGAAGAACGGCAAGGCCCGCAACATCGCGATACCACGGTTCCTCATGCCGCAGATCAAGGCGCAGATGAATGGCATGGGTGATGACGACTGGCTGTTCCGTGCCACCCGTGGCGGGAACGTCTGGACGAACACGTGGCGGACAAGGATATGGAACAAGGCCGTCAAAGCGGCCGGCATGGAGGACGCGGGCGTGACCATACACAGTCTGCGCCACACATACGCGAGCTTCGCGATCGCCCAGGGCGCGGACGTGAAGACCCTGCAGATGCAGCTCGGCCACTCCTCTCCCAGCATCACATTGAACACCTACACGGCGCTCTGGCCGGAACGATTGGACGACGTGGCCGACGCGATCGGAGCCCTCCGCGAGCGCGAACTCGTGTGAATCGGGCATGGAGGTTCCGCGGCGTTTGTATGCATTTGTATGCGGATTGTTTTCGACGGAAAAAATAAGCCCTTGAAAACCTAATGTTTCCAAGGGCTCCGGTCGGGCTGACAGGATTTGAACCTGCGACATTCTGTTATATCTGGTGGTTTTTAGGTTTGGTTTGACAGAATGTTTGGAGATTGGGAAACGTTGGTATTTCAACGCTTTTGCCATCCTGCAAGTTGTGATTGGTTATGACTGTATGGAACGCAACGTGACGGTCTTTGTATGCGGTTTGTATGCGGAATGAAGAAAAAGCCCCTTCCATGGAGCGAATACCACGGAAGGGGCTATATGGCTATATATGGACTCTTAGTCAGAGATCCGATCCTTGCTGAGCTTGCCGCCGAATGCCTGATTGACCAGCACGTACACGGCCTGCGAGACGCCCACCACTGCGGCGAGCGCCACTCCCCATGTCGCGTGGTTGAAGCCTCCGGTAGCGCCGACGGCGATGACGCCGAGGACGATGGATGAGCCGAGGCTTACCAGTCCGACGTAATCGGCTGGGATGTATTTCTTTACTGCCTGCACGATGGCAGGGCAGACGAGTGCGACGATCGCGGATGCGAGCGCCGTTGCGTTGGAGATGTCCATCTTGATCCTATCTATTGTAGATATGGCTTCCGCAACGTTTGTGTTGCGGAAGCGTTTTATCAGCGGAGCACTTGGCCGGGGTGAATGACGTAGGGGTAGCTGAGGCCGTTGCGTTGCGCGGCCGCCTGCCATCCCGACGGGCCGTAGATGGCCCACAGGCTCTCGCCTGCTGTGACCACGTGGGACGTGCCGACGACGTGCGCGCCGACGCTGGAGGCCGTGGAGCCTCCGTAGCAGACTTGCTGCCCAGGCCAGATGCGGTTGATGTTGCCGCTTGGCACGCTCCATGCGCTGGCCGGCGTGCGGCCGGTACGGCTGGCGATCGCGCTCATGGTGTCGCCGGAGCTGACCACGACGCAGTAGGCTCCGCCGTTGTTTCCGGACACGCTGCCCGAGGATCCGGCTAGACGACGGTTGACGATGGCCATGACCTCCGTGTAGCGGCTGCCGAGCAGCTGGCGGCGTTGCGGGTCGTTGCCGTACTCGCCTCGGATCACGGCCGAGGCGAGTGTGTTCGCGTCGGCGACCGGGGCTCCGTTGGTCTTGTTGTTCTCCGGCGGCGTGGTCGCGTTGGACGTGACGGAGGATGCCGGAGCGCCCGCGTACTTCGCCCAGGTCACGGCGTCGCCGTAGAACCAGTTGACGTCCACCGCGCCGCCGATGCCTCCGACCGCGCCGGAACTGGAGTACTGCCACGCGGCCGCGAACGGCCACGGGTTGACGGAGTACGGGACGGCTCCAGGATTCCGGAGCCTGTCACCGGCATAGCCTCGCGGATAGCCCGCGACCCACAGTCCGGCGTTCGTGGCCACTACGGCCGACCAGTCGCCGGTCGGAATCATGGCCGCGCTCATGTAGATCATCGGGTTGACGCCCCATGTGGCCTTGACGCGGTTGACCCAGCGTAAAGCCCACCATGTCTGCTTGCCCCAATATCCGCCGGGAGCGGAAGGCTCCCAGTCGAGCACTGGGATGGCGCGGCCGACCATGCCGCGTGCCCG